ATTCACCAACAAATCGTAAAAACGTGGATTTTCTTGCACACTATTTGTTGATAGATAAACGGTAAGACTTGTATCCAACCTTCTAGTTTTCAATAGACTTACCAATGCACATGTGCTGTCTATACCACCAGACCACCATAATCGTATTGGTAAACCAATATCCCATAATTCTACAGCCCTGCGATTAGTCAACTCTTCAAAGGTTGATGTAAAATTTGCAGGAAAATTAATTTTGTTTTTATACTTAGCTACATCTTCATTAGCATAAAGTGGATTCTCTACCAAATCTAGTTGATTATCAAACCCATGTCTAAAACGTGGAGAGTGTAAACCAAAACTAGTTGCTAATCTATATTCATCTCTTGCACTTATTTCTGGAAAAGAATTTAGGTGATAATAAAGAACCTTACTCACTTTTACCCTTCAACATTTTTTGTAACTCAGCAGTGCTACCAACAAACAATGCATTGGTTACGTTCTTTGGTCCATGATCTGGAACCTCTTTGAGTTTCTTCATCTTCTCTTGAAGGTCACCTAGTTTTTCAGTAACCTCTGCAACATTCTTAATTAACTGTCCCGCAACCTCGTATGCCCTTGGGTGTTCACCTTCTCTTGCGAGTTCAAGGATACCCTCAATCGCAGTAGAGCCCTGTTCAACCAACCGATAAAAGTTTTCTCTTTGGTATTTGTAGTCAGCATCAATATCTTCGTCATCTTCTAGTTCTTCAGGATAACGAGAAACATCAGACATTTTAACTTTTGGGTTTAAAGAAGCTTCTGGTGGAATAACATCCCCAACTACTCCAAGTGCTTTATCTATTTCATCTACCATATTAATTCCTCTGTATATTTATGATGGAACTTTTATTCCTCTATCGCGTAAATATTTTTTTTGAAAAACTTTAGGTGTTTGATTTTTAATCCATGGCATAACATGTAACCATTCTTGTGCAAACTTTTTATCATAAAATGCATTTCTATTCTCAATTCCATAGGCCAATGACAAAGTTTCAAATAGGTCAAGTAAACGTCTTGCTTGTCCTCCATAAAAGTGTTGCCACGGAAATACTGTTGATAAATCCTCAGGCCAAATAGAAAAACCAGCTGGATTTTTATTCATAATGCCATTGTACTTCAACGGGTGCCCAGCTGGTAACGCTGGATAATTATCAAAAATTTCATCTCCTCCGTTTCCAGTAAATATAACTTTACTGTTGAATTCAGAAATACATTTTTCTCTCATAAACCACTGTGATCGATGACGTAAATTTGCAGACACTAATCTGTTTCTATTATTCTTCCATTTGGATTTTGAATTTATTTCATCCCAAGATATATCGTAATCAGGGATGTTTTCTATCTTAATATTTTTATTATATGTGTCTGTATATTGAAGAACCTGATTCAATGTTTCCACATCTTCTCGGCCTTCCCACGCTCCTGCTAGGCAACTTATACTATTAAAATGTTTTTTGTGATCAGCTAAACATAATGCAATAGGTGTACTATCTAAACCGCTACTGAGAAATAGAGTTGAATTTTCTGTATGACGTTTAAGAACTGCTTCTTCAAAGGAATTGGTAAGATCATCCAAATTATCTTTATACTGATTTAAATTCCATTTATGAAGTTCCGTATTAACTGGTTTTAGTATACCAGTTTTTACATTATAATTATGATGACTGTTATGTGGAATTCTATAGAATGTGTTATTCCATTCGGTATCATTATACACAGCAAACTTGAGTTCAAAAGATTGAGTCAGTCCGGCCGGTCCAAATCTTCCATCTTTAGGTTCTGTCATTGGAAAGGTGCTGAAATAGAAATAATTATCAATTTTGTAATAAAATGCTTGTCTTGTACTCCACGGGTCAGTAAATAAATCTATGGTATTAGTTTTCTCATCATAAATTATGAATAGAAATTCACCATCCAAATATTCTGTAAATTTGTCACCATATTCTAAATATTTGTCAATGCAAAAAAAGATACTACTGAATAATGGATGACGATTATAAATTTCTCCAATCAATATATAATATTTGTTATTATGTTTGAAAGGTTGTACAACATCTTTTCCAGTAATACTTGATAAGTGGTGTGTCATATAAACACCGTTAACATCTATAGTATTACTGGCATCGGGCCCACCTAACTTCAAATGATCATCAATTGGTATTGAGTTTGGATTATTAGTTATTTTAAAAGTAGACAATAGTTATCTCATTTATTTGTAAGGTGTGGGTTTAAGATGTGTATATTCATTATCTCTAACCTGTGATCCAAATCCTGATATTTTTTCTGGAAGTTTTATCCCTCTATTATAAAAATATAATTTTTGGAAAACTTTGGGTGTTTGATTTTTAATTTCTGGTACAATGTGTAACCATTCTTGTGTTAAACTTTTATCATAAAATATATTTCTCAGTTCCAATCCATAAGCCAATGACAAAGTTTCATGCAGATCAATCAAACGTCTAGTTTGTCCTCCATAAAAATGTTTCCAAGGAAATACTGTTGATAAATCCTCTGGCCAAATAGAAAAATCTGATTTATCTTTAGTCATATAACTCTCAAGAATTTCATCCCCACCATTTCCCATAAATATAACTTTGCTGTTAAATTTAGAAATAACTGTCTCTCGCATTCTTAATTGAGAACGCCAGTTGCATTTACTTTCGCGCAGAAAATTTTGATTTTCAATATAAGTTTTATCTGTTAGTTCATTGTTTTCTGTTATTTTATAATTTGTATTATATGGTTTAGTATATTCAAGCACTTGTTGTATTGTTTTATCATCTTCAGAATCGTTCAGAGACAACGTAATACTGTTAAAATGTTTTTTGTGATCAGCCAAACACATAGCGATAGAAGAACTATCCAAACCACCACTAAGAAATAGTGTTATGTTATTAGTATATCTTTTAAGAACCGCGGCTTCAAAAGCAGAAACAACATCATCTAAATTGTCTTTATACTGTATCAAATTCCACTCATGTAGTTCTGTGTTTATTGGTGTTAGTTTGTTTGAGGTAACGTCATATCTGTAGTGACTGTTGTGTGGTATTCTAAAAAACTCATTATTCCATACGGAGTCTGTAGATGGTTCCTTATTAAATCTTCCATCTTCTGGTTCTCTCATTGGATAGGTGCTGAAATAAAAATGTTCTTTAACTTTATAGTAAAAACATTGTCTTGTGCTCCACGGGTCTGTGAATAAATCAATAATTTTTGTTTCTAAATCGTATACTATAAACAAAAATTCACCATCTAAATATTCGGTAAATTTATCACCATGTTCAAGATATTTTTCTATACCAAAATAGATGTCGCTATCCCACGAATCATCATAATTATAAATTTCTCCCAATAACATATAATATTTGTTACCGTACTTTACAGGTTGTATAACCACTTCTCCTGTAATACTTAATAAATTGTGTGTAATATAAACACCACCAACATTTATAGTTTTACTAGCAGTAGGCCCGCCTAGTTTTAGATGTTGATCTAAAATCGTTTGGTTTGGATTGTTTGTTATTTTAAAAGTACACATTTTTATTCATAAATCAAGTATGGCAATTTTCCATCTGCGTCTCGACCTCTATACATATAAGTTTCTGGGTCAGCTTCATATCTCCAAGCACCATAACTGCCATGTTTAGCACAATACAAATCAAAGTCACGTCCGATCTTACCCTCACTGACAAATTTTTCGTAGGTTCTCCAATATGCAATTTCACGCCCACTACGAGAATTTGAATGTCTAATACACAAATCTCGCAACTCTTTTGGTAAGGATTCATACTGTTCAAACCGACCCATCATATTTTTTGCGACCTCATCATAATTGAAATCATCTCCAGTGGACACTGGAACCAACTCTCGCACACCACCCAAATATATGTCAACACCAATATTTTCAATACCAGATTCCCGACGACTCACTTCATAACCCTGAGTAGCAGTATTTTCTAAACATATTCCTATAGACACTCCATCAGCATATGTTTCGAAGCACCACTTTATATATCCAGCATAACGTGGTCTGAGAGAACCTATATCATACTTCCCCTTTTTAAATCCTGCTCGAACTGGAATACGTTCTTCCACATATTCTTTGGGAAACTCGCCAAGTTCTAAATTGAAGTCCCGATATTCTTTTTTAAGAAAGTCTGATACTTTATGAATTCTTTCAAGTTCCTTTGCATTAAACTCATCACTTTCAAAACGGTCAACTCCGTATCGAACAACAATATCAGCGTCAGTTTCAGTTAACCAACGATATAGAGAATATGTAGAGTTTATGCCGCCTGAGAATGGTATGAGTATTTTCACACTAGTTCCATAAGTCTGTATGAACCTTTACAAAAAAACAGTCTTTACCGAAACAATCTTCCATGTAAGAACTACAATGGATTCTTGATGTCTCAAACATCACAACCTCACCAATATTCCAAGGAATGGATGCTGCAAAACTAAATCCATGTAACATCTCAATTGGATGGTGTTGCAAATATTTTTCCCAAATCTTAGAATCAAAAGATTGATCAGTATACCCAATTAAATCACTGTAATCGTGACCTAATTTCCACCCAGTTGCAGCATGTTTTCTATAAAAATTTTGATCGGGATGAGCTTTCTGATCAAAGTGTACAGTTTCAGTTGTTCCCACACTTCCATCTTCTTTGTAACATCTTAATGGGAAGAATACTGTTGTGTTCGCACCCAGAATCGTTGGTCCTGTTCTATCACTTAGATAATTTTCGCCATCGTTGTGTAAATGAATTGGTTCTTTGAAATACCCATATCTGCCTGGAGTATTGGGTTCATACCCAATGATTGGTTTTAGAATCTCATTGAAAAATTTGCTTGCATAATCCTTTTCATCTTCAGTGAAAATTTCTAAATTAGTATGCCCCTGCATTGAATCGCTCATTTCATCTATTGGCAACCCACTGTCAGATATTTTTCTATATCCCAAAAAATTTTTGTCTTTTTCTAGTTGCCATTTCCGAGTCCGATTTAAGACTTGCAGTTCTTCTTCTAAATTTATTAGATTATCAATTACTGATAAAGGAACATCTGCATAATGAAACATGCTCATATTATTACTCGTCGCTCCCTGTTACTGGATTATAATTCTTCGCATCTTCGAAGAATGATGATACCTCATTGAAACCAAAATCATCATCTGCATCAGCTGATGTGGGATTTGGTGTAACAGTAAGTCTCTGTTGACGTTTAGGTGCTTTATCTGGCATATCAGTGTATGCATCAACCTGCACTGTCTTGATAACCTTACTAGATGTAACAGGACCATAGAGATAGAACTTACATGTAAAATCTAGAGTATAGATGATTGCTCGTCTTGTTGTGAAATCCCCCTGATAATCATCTTCATAGGAAATACTATTCAACTGAACAGGAACGTCTTTTTTAACACCCATATCTGGATTGTCATTCATTGTGATTGTATAGTCAGGTTGAAAATATGGAAGAATTTGTTCTACAATCTGTAGTGCATCATCGGACTGCTTTGCAAGAATATAGAGTTGAAAATTTATATTATATGGAACAGGCATATACTGGGTGTCTAACTGTTCTGACTTATCGCCCTTAACCTTCTTAAACTTCTGCACACGATTTAATTTTCGGCCGGGATCATATGTAAGACCTGTAATCTCAAATCCAATACGCGGTAGTGTTACCGCAGCTGCTTTACTGAGGTCTGCATCATCATTTAGTCGCACAAGAAACTTCTGTCTTGGACCATAGGCCAAAGGAACCTTCATTGTCTGTTGAATTACACCAGAGTTATCCTTACGAACTAATTGAATATTATTAAAAATTGTTCCGAAACCAACAACGATGTTGCGTATTGTTTCGTGATAAAATTGTTGTCCTAGCATTAGTCTGCGCTCCCTGCATCACCAAATGGATTCGATTCACTGAAGTCCAGTATCGTATCATCCAATGTTTCAAACAACTCATTTTGAGCTGTCTTATCCGTTACTCCATCACCTACTATATAGTCTTCCTGTATAAGATACTCATCACCACTAGTTTCAAGTAGAATACTTCCTGTTTCGTCTTCAAGAGTAAACTGATAATCCGAACTTGCAATTGAAAGAGAATCCTCAATCGCATCAATGTCTGTAATACCTGTATCAAGTTCCTCTGACCCATAATCAAACAGGCGACATCGCATTTTATAAACTGGATTGGTATCAAGTTGATGAAAAGGATCATCATGATCTACAAAGTTAATCTCAAATAATTTTTTAAGTAGTGGATGATAAATTGCGTCACCCTCTAAAGGTCTATCTGCATCAGTCGCATCCGTTTCATTTAGAATATAAAATGTTTCGCCTTCCAGTTTAGATGTTGCTATTGACCCAGATTCTAAAAGAATTGAACCAGATGATGTTGAATCTGTACCATCTTCAATTTGTATTTGTTTTGTCTTTTCTTGAAACCTTACCTTACTAACTACAAAAGTTGCTTCACTCAGGTTTTCTAAACCGAACTGAGTTATCACTTCTTGTTCACCCGCATATCCACCATCAGAATTTTCCATATACATTTCTATAGGAGCCTGAGTGTTGAACTTAGACAAAGAATCCTCTCCCAGAACTGTATCTTCTGCAACCAGTGTGCGGTCAAGATAATATACATCGTGTCCGTGAATCTGTATTGCTTCTGCAATCAAATTTGCATATAGTGATTGTTCAGCTGAAGAAGCTTGTCCTGTAGTCATTATAATCCTCCTGCATCACCAAATGGATTTGACTCACTAAAGTCCAGAACAGTATCATCTAAGTCATCAAACAACTCATTTTGAGCAGTTTTATCAGTGACACCATCACCAATTATATATTCTTCTGATATAAGGAAACTACCATTTTCAAGTATTAACCTTTCACCAAATGAATCTGGGTCTTCAAGAATTACTGTTTGGTCAAGGGTAATGTCATTTGAAAGTTCAATGTCTGAAAAATCAAGAGATATTGGATCACCAATAATTGATGATCTTTCAAGTGTAAACTGAAAATCAGAATTTGAAATTGATAGATCGTCTGCGATTGCATCAATTTCAGTAATACCTGTACTAAATTCATCAGAAGAATAATCGAACAATCGACAACGCATCTTGTATACAGGATTGGAATCTAACTGGTTAAAAGGGTCATCATGATCTACAAAATTAATCTGAAACAATTTCTGTAGTACTGGGTGATAAATTGCATCACCCTCAAAGGGTCTGTCAGCATCAGTTGCATCAGTTTCGTTTAGTATATAAGATATTGTACTGTCAGTTACCGTACCAGACTCCAACTGAACAGAACCAGATTCAGATGAGTCTGTACCATCCTCAAGTTGTATTTGCTTTGTCTTCTCTTGGAACTTTGTCTTACTTACAACGAAGGTTGCTTCACTTAGATTTTGCAAACCAAATTGAGTCATCAGTTCTTGTTGACCAGCAAACCCACCACCAGAGTCTTCCATATACATTTCAATAAGAGATTGTTTGTTAAATTTTGACAAAGAGTCTTCACCAAGAACAGTATCTTCTGCAACAAGTGTACGGTCAAGATAATATACAGAGTGTCCTCTGTGATGAATAGCTTCTGCAACTAAGTCAGCATATAGAGACTGTTCAGATGCAATCGCACTCACACCATTTGTATGGAAATGCTTATTAACTGCCATGATTATCCTACCATGTAATTTACTGGTAACTCAAACGTAAGTGCGATTTGTTCTTCTAGTTTATTAATCTCTTCCTGTGCTTGTGAGTAAATGGTTTCACCATTCATGGTAACACCACCCAGCATTGCAACACCACTAAACTTAGACAGGTTCGCACCCCACTGTTGTTTGATTAGTGCAGTTGCATATCTCTTGAGATAGATATCGTCAAAAATATCTGTGTAAGTTGCTGGGTCTAGTTTACGATAACACTCGACAATGATATAGTCTGTTCCAGCAGTAAAGTCATTCTCCCAATCTGCATCGATGTACAGACGGTTTTGATGTTGGTTGAAACGGATTGGTGTTTCACCCACAAGAATATGTTCTAGAAAATCTAAGTTGTCCATAGCCATCTGATATTGAATGACAGACGTAGAGGACAGGTCAAATAAATCATTGAGACGCAACTGGTAACGCATATCAAACATGTTACTACCACCACCCGTGTCTGTAAATGGCCATACCTGTATCACAGACACAACAGCACTTGGCATCGGGATAAAGTTATTACCCTCCAGAAATGTTGCGGTGATGGAATTATCTGATGTATCTGTTCCGGTTGATGTTGTGTTTGCTCTTGCTCGCGTAACTTCTTCTTCGGTAATAAGATGTTTGAGATACATCTTCTCAATACCGTCATAGTGATACTGTGCAAAGAATTGCAGTGCTTCATCGATACGGTCATCTGCTTGATCGTCCGATACGTTGATATCAATGACACCAGAACCTAGTGCGCGAAAACAATAATCTTTGAATGTTGATTTACTTGTAGGTATTGCCATGAAGATATCCTTTTTTATATATTTATAAGATTTGGTTTATGTAGGACATCATGTATTGTGAGGTTTTGGCGGTAATGCTTGATAACTGGACAATTTTGGTTTCCATACTGGAAATTTTTGGTCTGCATAGGCATCATGTCTTGTTTCTGGAATACTCTCTTTTGTATAATATTTCCCGTATTTTCCCTCCTTCATAATAATATCATCAAGCTCTATCGCACTAAAACCTTCCTTTTTCTTATTATTATACCATTCCCGACATTTACATTTAGCACACTTACCACATGGACAGTGAGAAATTAAATTCTGTAGTTCTTTTGGTAATGTTTCTAATGTTTGCCACCTACCCATATGTTTAGTTTTATGATTCATCAATGGCCATTCGATAGGAATATCTGTGTAATCTCTAACTATAGAATAATCTATTCTAGAATATGAATTTCCTCTCCTGTAATAATTTTCAACTGGTTCTGAACTTTTAAAATACCAATTTGAGGGACTCCAGTTATATGTATTATAACCTATGCATATTAAATCTACATTATACATTTCTGATAACAAAGCAACATTATACCATTTTGATCTTACAGTTTCTAACATAACATCACCAGCACGATCTTCAATGTCTGAAAAATCAAAATCAAAATCACGAACATTTTCTTTCAACCAATTACAGACAATAGGATACTGTGATAAATCTTGATCAGATGCATCAAGTGTAAGTATCCTTGATATCACATCATTCGTAGTTTCAGTAAGAAGTTTATACAACATAGCTATACTATCTGAAGAAGAACTAGTTGCTGCGAAAACTTTCATAGTCTCTCCATTCGTGGGGTTTGTTTCTATGGTTTGTAAAATGTACAAACTTTATATCTGGATGAAACTCCCCACCCATATATATCCAATCGTTACCTGTCTTTTCTTTATATTTTTCAGTCATACTGTATTGCCAAGTTCTGTTATTTTTAAAATCAATAACTTTATTATCAGCAACCCATCTGGTAAACCATTCGTCAGGAAGTGTAATAAGTTCTAGTCTCTCATTCACACTATCTCCTACAAAATATTGTTCTCCATTTACTGGACCTGTGGTAGTTCCGTTTTCAATGTAGAACTTTTGCCAATGGTGAATATCACTCATAAACTTATCGTAGATATAACGACACTCCTTCGGATAGTATTTAAAGAAACCACCATTAAGTTGATAAAGATTTGAGTCATTTCTCCACCATCCCGGCATTGCAAGAAACTGCCCCGGCTTGATTGGATAATCAAACACCTTCTTATAATCATTGACCAACAGAATGTCAATGTCCATTACACAGATAGGTTCATCAGTATCCATCTGCATACCCCACATCTTGTTCCATTGCAAAGTTACGTCTGGATGATATGGTTCACGAATCCAGATAAAGTTATGTTCTGGTAGTTTGTTCTCTAAGTATGTCTCATACTCTGGACCATACTTATCACCGATACGAACCGCTACGATATCCATCTATCATACCTCTGTTTTGTCGGAGTCCACCCTCGTAAATAAGCTCCATCTGCGTGTTTTAAAACATCCAATAAGTTATTATACGCATCGACCAATTCATCTAGAGTATAATATGCGTGTGACATATGATAACTGAAGATATTAGTTGCGTCAAAAAATATAGTTTTACCTTTGATTTTTTTCAAAAGTCTGTCATAATTTGGTGATATCAAGTCCATCAACCAGTATTCAATGTCATAATCATTGTGCATTTTTTGTTCTAATTTTCTCAAATCTTCAAATGCAGGCATATCTCGTTTTGCATTTTTAGATGAAATAGAATCAGGCATTACCATATTGTGAGTAAGTCTTTTACTGTAATAACCAATTTCCTTTAAAGACATGTCCATTTCCACAATCATTTGTTTTATATCCAAATTTTCTTGACAATAATCAAACAACACAACTTCACCGTCAAACTCCAATCTTTCTACAATCAGTGCAGCACGTTGACCGGCCGTAGTAGAAAATATGACATCAAATTTTTCCGTGGGTAGTTCTCCAACTCTTTCTGTATTCTCTATATAAAACTGTTTCATTATCCTTGTCATAAATCTACTAAAATAATAGTCGTTTAAATCTACATTATCAAGGTCTTTCCAAGCTTCAGTCTGATGGTCCCTGTAGTATGAGAATGCTTTTCTTGATCTTTCATCATTAGTAAAATTCGTGATAGTAGGCATCCCTTTTAGTTCTATCCATGGCGGGGTATAGTCGTCATGATAATTATTAGGAGATCGTTTAATAACATCATATCTCTCAGACATATCTGGAGCTCCAATATCCTTCCACATTGTCAAATTTAAATTCATGTGTTGATGGTGAAAATATGCTTTACGGTCTGGTCTTGCCATTATGTGTGCTTTGCAAAACTTTCCACTCTCTACAAAATCATAGAAGTCTGTTATCGGTGTCTGTCTTTTCTCTGGACCACCAGATACCATATCAAACACCATACCAACTGATACAATCATAGCATGGGTATGATCACAATTTAAAAGAACATCATGAACTTCACTTCTATAACAAAAATGAACATCGTGTCCAGTACCCGAACCAGTTGCTCCACCAGAAATCATAAATGTAGTAGTTTGGGTTTGTTTCTCTATTCCAAAATCCCACTTTAGTTTGTCTGGATAAACTACGAGAAACAACATATCTTTAAATCTTTTGTATATTTTTTTATTTTGTGTTTCACCCACCCACAGGGTAACAAATTCATCAAAGCTATTCATTGATCTCTCTCAATACATCTTTACCAAACTGTTTGACCAACGACCTCTTCATAAGTTCTTCACGTTCCTTATTGAAACCTCCGTGCATGATAAAGTGAAACCTATTCTCGTTTGAACTGTTTAATGCTTCATGTTCTACACCGTTGTCAAACCAAAACCCTGTACAGTTTTCAAACGGCAACTCTTCCTTTGTGTCTGTGCGTCTTAGATAACAATTCTCTGGTTGATAGAAAGCAAGATTGATTGCACCAGCAATGTTTCTTGTCCTACCTTCTTTGTCTCTTTTCTCATTTGAATCGTTATGTGCTTCAATTGTTCCATTCGGTTTCAATAACATAAATCGCAACCGTCGATAATTTCTGTGTGGAAAATCTTCCAACCATCTTTTAGTCTCAGGTGCGACCTCTGCAATTTCTGTCCATCCCCACTCAACACTATCCTCAGATAAACCATGGCCATTTGGATTTTTTGTGTGATGCCATCCTAGTGATGGGTCAGAACCTTTCTCCACAAAACTGTGTATGGCCGCAGAACACCAACCATCTCCGTCACCGTATCTATGATCTACAAAGAACCCCTCATCATATACTGCTTGTGCTTCTTGGATGCAAACCTCTGGTATCTCTATGTCCATCTTGAGATACCAAACATCATTATCTCTACACCAATCTACGATTTTATTGTTTTTCATCTACCAATTACCATAAATCTGTTCATGCCGTTGTCCAGAACCTTTGTTCCGCTGTAAACAACATTAATCAGTTCCGCCTGTTCTGCAAGTTCTTCTGGACCACTCACACAATTGATGTGGTCCTCATATTTATCCTCGTTTGTAGATTGCAAAACATATATTGGATTTCCACTTAATTTTTTATTAAGTTCACGGAATCTACGCATGGGAAACATATGTTCACAAGAAGTATTGATAATAAAATCAAATACAGGTTCCGTTTTATTTTGTTTGTTCCACACAGAATCAAACATCGTATTTACAATATCACACTTATATTGTTTTTTGTCTTTGTATGTTTTGTTAAATTTATAACTAATTGTCTTTGCATCCTCATCAATCTCAAAATTATGAATTAACTCGACGCCGTGTTCTATCAACAGGGGAACAATATAGTTTGCATACCAACCACCAAGAAGAGCAACTGACTTTGGAAACAACATAAGTTCTGACAACTCATTTACAATCCACAACTTACTTTCTAATTGAGATCGGTTCATGGAATCCAATACTCTTTTTAACAAGTATGGTTCTGATGATGATAATGCGTTTTTCCAATCGTGAGCTATCTCTGGAGTAAATTTTAAATATTCCATAACGATTTTAACTCCTCAACATCACTAGTTTCTGCACTATTATTAAACAAACAAATTTTGTGGTCTTCTCTTATTTTATTTTTCTCCATATCATCAGGGAAAATATTTCCCTTATACCATGAATATATATCTCCCTGTGGAAATCCTTGCAAAAACCCTTCATCTTCTTTCCAAGGATCATACCAATGGTGGGCAAAGTAGTTATCCAAACTTGGGTATGTAAAGAAAACAACTTCGGTCTGTTTCATAACATGATTCCACACAGGCATCATCTGATTCTTCTTCCATACTATGACTGATGAATTGAGTGGAGTTGATTTATGCTTTGCATAGTTTTGTTTAACCATGTGAATATCATTCCACCAACCACGAACAATCCACGGCTTATCGTTAGGTAAATCAAAGAAATACTTTAAATCTTGATGAATGATAACATCAAGGTCGAGGAAAAGAAACTTGGAATTGTCTGGAAAATGTCTATTGTCGCCGGGGGTTTGTCCGTGACTAAACATATGACACTTACGATATGCCCAGAAGAAACCACGGTCTTCATCATAGAACTCGTCTAGTGTAGTTGGAATTGGAATGTGCCAGTCTTTTTCTGGCTTGTCGGTAAAGCACCAAAACTTAAAGGGAACAGAACAGTTTGCCTCGCACTGTTCTTTTAACTTCTCAACATAGGAGTCATCATACTTGTCTCCCCACTTCATACATAATATATTATTCATAATATATCTCCATTATTTAAACGGAATATACACTCCCTCTTCTTTAAGCTCAGCACCATTTGTAAATACCATGTACCCCAACAATGCGTCCATAGGATTATCCACCTTACGAATAAATGTTTTTGCTTTTTTAAACTTATCGTCTGAACCTGAGTCTTTTACAACGTCTTGTTCAAAAATCTTGAGTTTAAGCTTAAACAACTGTTCTTTTTGATCAGCATCCGTATTATCAAATTCTGAGATAAAATCAATGATTACATCTTCAAATTTATTTGTTGAATTTGAGTCACCAAAATCTACATCTTCCCTCTGGGCCCAAGAACGAAATGCCTCACGAAACTCCTCACGGAAATTTTCATTTCTTATGTCACTACGTCTATTAATTTCTTCATAAGGAAATTCTGCAACAAAATCTCTCCACTGCTCATCTTCCTCATCAACCTTAATATAATGTTCGCGTGTAACATTACTATCTGGGTCTGTCCACAAAACTGCGACAGTATCCGATTCTGGATTGCTGTAATAAAAATCTGTAACTTTGTCTGACCAAAAATATGCCATTTATTTTCTCCTGTGTAATATTTATAAGACTATTAAACGTGAACAATCTTGAATGTGTATGTGCTAATAGTTGCTGCTGATCCGTTGGGAAATTCTTGTGAACGATAATCATCACCAACCTGTAGTTGTTGATAATTACCAGAACCATTCAATCTTGTATCAACCATAGCAGTGCCTCTGGCATTACCAGAACCATTAATATTGTAACTTATTTTGTGTCCACCAGTATCCTCTGCTGCAAAATGACGAATATCATTTTTTAAAATTGCATTGAAAGAACTTGTATCAGATGTTAAATCGGTTTGATTTAAATTACCGCTGGAGTCAATTAATAGTGGGGCAACTGACGGAAAAGTTCTACCAAAATTAGCTCTTTGTAAATAATAAGATGTGACAGTAGTAGGTTGATCAAGTGTCTCTGGAATACCAGCAGCGCTGTACGCACTCGTATCTGCGCGGGTATCTAAAAATACTGCCGTACCAGCACCAGAAACTTCTGCATAATTGGTGACAGATGCAGATGTTGATATTGTGTAAGTTCCATTTGTTGCTGCACTCTCACTAGCCGTTATCATTGCATCTAAAGTCGCATATATGAAAGTATCCACATAATCTGTTGCTGACATTGCCTTTATATTATTACCATCTCTGTATGCCGGAAAAGCAATATTGTTTGTATCCGCCTGTGCAGTCAATGAAGTGTCATATGTCGGACCTGTTATTTTATCGTAATTGACGGTCACAGTAGATGGTTCAGCAGTCGATCCCTCCGCGACAAATGCAGATGTGCTAGTAGAAGCAGAACCCGCCTGTAATCTTGTATCAGCCATAGTTGGAGAAAGTGTTCCACTAGCACTAACAACGGACACTGTTACAGTTGGGGCGGTTGCATACAAATAGGCGATATACGTTTTCCATTGAGTAATATGAGTTGAAGTCATATCAACAACATTTGATCCGTCCCAATATACTGGTGTTCTAACTGTCATTATTCATATCCCTACTATATTTATACTGCCGCGTCACCATTGGTGAATGCGCCAGTCATCGACAACAATGCTGTACCAGCAGAGTTTTGGATTTCTACATCTGTCCCGCCGGTAGTGGCGTGCCCAATGCGAACTTGTATTACTGTGCCACTGGCGTTCTTAATAAGCATCTGTTTCGGTGATGCAGCTGCATCTATATATGTTTTAAGTCTCGCCGCAGTAGTTTTTCTGTTCGTACCACCAGCACCATCGTCAATGATGAACAAGTCTGCATCAGCAATCGCAGCACCAATGTCTGTTGCACCATCGATATCAAGATCAGCAACTGCAATAGACCCATCAGGGAATACTGGTGCTTGACTAAAGGTTACTACACCGTTAGCTGCAATTGCGATTGCATCTGTGTCACCAACAGAACCGATATTACCAGTATTAGGAATGACAATGTTACCACCTGTGGTCATAGTGCCACCGCCAGTGTAAGTTCCACTCACATCTAGATTTGCATTTACATCTACAAGTGTAGCATTAAGTTCAATTTCGTCTGTTGCATTAATGTCCAGAACTGTTCCGCTTGGTGCATTAATATTCTGAGAGGCATCATTGAATTGTAACTGCATGGTGCCGTTAAGCAATAGTCCAGTGTCAGCAACATGCGTAAGGGTTACATCTTTATCTGCACCAAAATGAATAACAGAAGCATCACTAAGGAGTATTAGGTCATCACCGATAACAGCATCTAAAGCTACCGATAGACCACCATCAGTTTGTAGTGAACCATCTGTTGTACTTGTTGCAGCAGTTGTATCATCAGTCTTGATAATACCACTTGCAGTTATGGCAGCAGTCGTTGTTGCTCCTGCTACATCTACGGCACCTGAGAAGTCACCTGTGGCAGCATCAATCTCACCAGAGATGGTTAAATTTCGTATTCCAGTGTAATCTTTGTTGGAGTCTAGTATAACTGCTTTAGAAGCAATGGCATTACCAACAGCTGTACTACCCAAGTCCAGTGCGTTAAGTTCTCCAACCACAGCAGTAATACCGTCTAGAACATTAAGTTCAGCAGCCGTAGATGTAACACCATCCAGAATATTAAGTTCAGCAGCAGTTGATGTAACATTTGTACCGCCAATATCCAGAGTGGTCATAGAAACTTCACCAGCAACAGTTAAAATACCATCTGCAACTGTCATCAAATCTGTATCATCAGTATGACCTATTGTTGTCCCATTGATAATTACATTGTCAACCGTAAGTGTTGTAAGAGTTCCTAGTGATGTTACGTTGGCCTGTGCGGCAGTAGAAAGTGTTCCCGCAATACTACCACCAGAAACATTAATACCGGCACTGAATACTGGTATCTGATTCATGGTAACAACACCATCAGAAGCAATCGCAATGGCATCAGTATCAGATGCCGAACCAATCGTACCACCGTCCTTGATAACAAAGTCATCAGCGATTGTCAGTAGACCAGCAGAGCTCAAAGACATTTTTTCTGCGGCAGCTTCTGAAGCACCAGTTTTGAAACTCAATTTTGTTGCGTTGTTAGATGCACTAAAGTCACCTTCGGAAACTGCTTCAATACCAGCTGCAACCAGAACAGCATCTGTACCAGTGCCTTCGTCTGGTGCTTGAAAATTAATTGCACCGATAACATCGTTAGCAGCAATATCTGTCTCACCCGTTTGTAGAGTAAGTATAATTGGTTTATCGTCAGCAGTGGCAGTATGTTTTAGAGCTAACCCTGAATCATGTACATGAGTTAAAGTTATTTCACTATTTGCACCAAAAGTTACTTGGGCTGAATCTGAAGTTAAAAATAAATCATCACCAACATCTAAATCGCCATCGATGGTAAAGTTTCGTATTCCTGTATAATCTTTATTGGAGTCTAATATGACTGCTTTGGAAGCAATGGCATTACCAACGGCGGTCGAACCTAAGTCAAGCGCATTAATCTCACCAACTACAACAGTTGCCCCATCAAGAATGTTTAGTTCAGCAGCAGTTGATGTAACATTGGTTCCACCAATATCCAGAGTGGTCATTGATACTTCACCAGCAACAGTTAGGATACCATCAGCAACTGTCATCAAATCAGTATCGTCGCCATGCCCTATTGTTGCGCCATTGATAACAACATTGTCAACGGTCAGTGCAGTCAAAGTTCCAAGACTTGTAATGTTTGTTTGAGCTGCGCCGGTAACAGTAGCAGCAGTTCCACTCACATTACCTGTAACATTACCCGTTAGAGGACCAGCAAATGCATCAGCAGTTACAGTTCCATCAAAGTACGCATCCTTGAACTCGGCAGAACTCGTACCCAAATCAACATCGTTATCTGTCGCTGGAACTAAAGCGCCATCAACAAGTTTTATCTGGTGTGCGTTTGCAGCGTAGAAATGGATTTCATCAGCAGTCTCAAAGTCGATTTTTGTCTGGTCATCCTCACCAATCTTAATATCAGTAGCGAGTAGTGAAGTGATTGTAGTCTGTGCAGCATTAATTGCAAAGTCTATTGTATTGTCAGCGTCCTGATAAGTTACTGTGATACCTGTTTCAGTATTGGAACTGACCATCGCACCAGCAGTATCGCTGATGAATTCTGCAAGTGCAGTGCCATTGACTGTAATTGCGTCTGCTTCAAGAGTACCATCAATATCTACGTCACCAGAAACGTCTAGGCTACCAGCGTCTAATTCACCAGATAAGGTAAAGTTTCTTACACCAGTGTAGTCCTTATTTGAGTCTAAGATAACTGCTTTACTTGCGATGGCAGTACCAACAGCAGTAGAGCCTAAATCCAATGCGTTGATTTCACCAACGACAACCGTTGCACCATCCAAAATATTAAGTTCTTCTGGAGTAGATGTAACCTGTGTGGTTGATGCGGCCGCCAGTACAGGAATTGTACCACTCACGTTTGGTAGATTGATTGTTCTATCGCCAGTTGGGTCAATGATTGTAAGTGTTGTTTCATGATCGTCAGCAGTTGCACCCTCAAACACAACAGCATTTTGTGCATTCATCGTAACCGTGTCAACCTGTGTGGTTGTTCCCGCCACAACAAGATTTGGAACAAGTAGTGTGCCTGAACTTGGGTTGTAACGTAATGCACCCGTATCATCTAATAGAGCATTTGACTCATCGTGAAAGACCACAGGGAAGTTTGTATTTGCAGTGCTATTGGTAACT